ACGTCAACATCATCGAGGTCCGCGCGTCACGCGGCAAGCACGTCCGGGCCGAGCCGATTGCGGCGCTGTATGAACAGGGGCGGATTGTTCATGCCGGGGCATTCCCCGATCTGGAAACGCAGATGACGCAGATGACGGTGCATGGATACGAGGGGCCGGGGTCGCCCGACAGACTAGATGCGATGGTGTGGGCGTTCACCGAGTTGTTCCCCGGCATGGTTGATCGGGTTCCCGACGTGTCGCGGTTTGAAATCCCGCGCGTTGCTGGCGGATGGATGCTATAATGACAGATGAAGACATTATCGCAGCCGCCCGAAAGCGGGCTCAGGATGCGTATGACGCCGACTTTCGCAACCGAGAACGGTCGATAGATGACCTTGAGACGCTCATCGGCCGTCGGCAATGGGATGAAGCGTCGAAAGCTGAGCGCGAGGCCGAGCGGCGTCCGTGCCTGACCATCAACGGCCTGCCGCAGTTTGTCCGTCAGGTCACGGGGCAAATCCGGTCGATGAACCCGGCCATCAAGGTTTCCCCGGCCGATGGGCATTCATCGGTCGAGACGGCGGAAATCTATGAAGGCCTCGTGCGCCAGATCGAACATTCGTCCGGTGCGGCCAGCGTGTATGAAAACGCTGGCGAACAAGCCGCCGCTGGCGGTTTCGGGGCGTTCCGCATCCGCGCTGATTACTGCGCCGGGGATACCTTTGATCAGGAAATCCTGATTGAACGTATTCACAATCCGTTCTCGGTGTATTTCGACCCGTTCGCGCGTGAGCCGTCGCGCCGGGACGCGGAATATTGTTTCGTAACCGAGTTGATGGACAGGGAAGCCTTCAAGGAAGCTTATCCTGACAAATCGGCCGAGGACGTGCCGAACAACAGCAGCCCCGGCCTGCAATGGTTTGCCGCCGATGGGGTGGTTGTCGCGGAGTATTTCTGGAAGGAATACGAGGAAAGGACGATCTGGCAGCTTGAGAGCGGTCAGGTTGTTGAAAACGTCCCCCCCGGCCTCAAGGCCGCGCGGTCGCGCAAGGTCCGCAAGCCGAAGATCATGTGGGCCAAGATCAGCGGCAAGGATGTGCTGGAAGGCCCGCAGGAATTCCCGGGCGACTTCATCCCCGTCATCGCCGTGACGGGCGAGGAAATCCACCTTGGCGATGAGGTATACCGTTCGTCGGTCATCCGCTACGCCAAAGACCCGCAACGGCTTTACAACCTGTCCCGGTCTGCGCACGCCGAGGTTGTCGCGCTGCAACCCAAAGCGCCGTATCTAGTCACGGCCAAACAGGTTTCGGGGCTTGAAAAATTCTGGTCGCAGGCCAATAGCGCCAACCGACCGTATCTGCCCTACAACACCGACGAAAAGGCAGGCGCGCCGCAACGTGCCGCGCCGCCGATGCCGTCAGCCGGGCTTTTGCAGGAAATCCAGCTTGCCGCAGAGGACATGAAGCGGACGACCGGGATTTACGATGCGTCTCTCGGCAACAGGTCGAACGAAACAAGCGGCGTTGCCATTGAGGCGCGCAAGCAGGAAAGCCAGAACGGCACGTCGATTTATGCCGACAACGTGGTCAAGGCCGTCGAACAGGCGGGCCGCGTGATCGTGTCCATGATCCCGAGGATTTACGACACCGAGCGCGTCATCCGCATTCTTGGCGATGACGACGCCGAAAAGGTCGTGGCGATCAACCGCGTCCTGATGACCGAAATGGGTCCGATGGTCGAAAACGACATGCAGGCCGGAAAATATGCCGTCCGCGTCAGCGTCGGGCCGACCTATTCGACGCGGCGGCAGGAAAGCGCAGAGGGCATGATGGCATTCGTGCAGGCCGTTCCGCAGGCGGCGGCTCTGACGGGCGATCTTATCGCCAAGGCGCAGGAGTGGCCTGATGCCGACAAGATCGCGGAACGCCTGAAAAGGGCACTCCCGCCCGGGGTTGTCGAACAGGACGACGACCCGCAGGCCATGCAGGCGCAGCAAATGGCACAGCAACAGCAGCAGGCCATGCAGGCGCGGCAGATGCAGGCCGCGCAGGCGATGGAAGCCCTGCAACTGCGGCAGGAAGAGGCCAAGGCCCGAAAGGCCGAGGCCGACGCGGCAAAGGCCGAGATGGAAGCGGCTGAGGCGCAAATGAGATTGGCTGCCATGAGGCAACCGATGCCGCCGTTCGGCGGGCAACCGCCCTTCGTGGGCTAACCAAGGGAAAAGCAATGGACGATCTTGAAACGGCAGCCGCAGCGGCAGCCGAAGAGGAAGTCGTATCGACTGAACAGGTGACGGAAGCCCCCGAGGCGGAGCATACCCCTGAACAGGTCGAGGAAAAGACCCGTTCGCAAAAGCGGCGGGAGGAACGCAAGGCTGAACTTGACCGGCTTCGGGCGAGCGAGGCCGACGCGACGGCGCGGCTTGCGGCGGAAACGGCAAGGCTGGAACGGCTGAAATCGGCGGCGGCGGCGCTGCCGGAACCCAAGGAAGCCGATTTCGAGAAATACGAGGATTATCTTGCGGCACGGACGGCTTACGCCAGCGTCAAGGCGCTGGACGGCCGCACCGAGGCGGAAATCCAGGCAGAAATCGAGGCGCGCCGCAGGGACGTTGCGGCGGTCAAGGAACGGCAGGCTGCGGCGGATCGGGCAAACTGGACGCAGCAGGTTGCCGAGGCGAAGGGCCGGTATTCGGACTTCGATCAAGTCGTCTATTCGCAGGACGTGCCGATTTCGGAACGGATGGCGCAGGCGATCATGTCGACCGACACACCGGCTGATGTTGCCTACCGGATCGCAAGCGACAGGGCGCTGGCGCGCGAGATTTCAGCCATGAGCGACCGGGACATGTGGCGGGCAATCGGCCGTATCGAGGCCACGCTTTCCGCGCCCCGGCCAAAAACCACAACTACGGCCCCCGCACCGATCAACCCCGTCCGACCACAGGCGGCAGCGGTGAGCGACCCGACCAAGATGACGGCAACCGAGTATGCCGAATGGCGGGCGAAGGGCGGCACATTCACGCTCTGAAAGGGTGAAAAATGGCAAACTCGTTCTATACGCCTACCCAGGTGGCACAGGAATTCGTGCACCTGCTGGAACAGGAACTCGTTCTCGGCAGCGCCGTTGGCGTTGACCTGTCGGACGAATTCAAGATGAACGGCTCGACCGTCTACGTCCGCCGCCAGATGCAGTATCTCGGCCAGGACAACAACATCGACCTGACGTCCTACACCGAAGACGTGACCGAAGGCACGGTCGCTGTTTCGATGAACAAGACGTGGTCGAACAAGGTCAGCGTCGGCGCGCTGGATCGGTCGTTGTCTTTCGACCGCTGGTCGGAACAGGTCATCCTGCCGATGGCCCGGCGCGCGGCCGAGAAGATCGAGACGTCGATTGCGGCGCTCTACTCGAAATTCTACCACTTCACCGGCACTCCCGGAACCGCGCCGAGCACGGTGCTGGAACTGGCCGAGGCCGGGGCCTACATGACCGACGTTGGCATTCCTGTCGGCGGGCGTCTCGGCTTCCTCTCGCCCACGACCGGCGCGAAGATTTCGTCGGCGGTTGCCGCCCTGAACGTGCAGGGCCGGAACAAGACGGCGCTGGAAAAGGCGTCCCTCGGCATGATCGGCGGGTTTGACAACTACACTACCGCCTTCATTCCGACGCATACTGTCGGCGTGGCAACCGGCACCCCGCTGGTCAACGGCGCTTCGCAAAGCGTGACCTATGCCACCGCGAAGAACACCTGGTCGCAAACCCTGAACACCGATGGCTGGACGAACTCCACCACCGGCATTCTGAAAGCTGGCGACGTGTTCACCATCGCCGGCGTGAACTCTGTCCACCCCGGCACCAAGGCGTCGACCGGGCGGCTCCAGACGTTCACGGTTCTGGCGGATGCGGACTCGGGCGCGGCGACCGGCCCGGCTGCGCTGACGATTTCGCCCCCGATCATCATCTCGGGCGCGTTCCAGACCGTCACGGCGGCACCGGCTGACAACGCAGCCATCACCGTCAAGACCGGCACGGGCGGCACGGGTTACAAGCAGGGCCTGTTGCTTGACCCGATGGCGATCACGCTGGTTTCGCGCCCGCTCGACATTCCGGCTAACGCTGGCCTGAAAACGTCGACCAAGCGCGGCAACAAGGTGGTTGTGTCGGTGTCGGAATGGGTGGACGGCAATACGCTGGCGCAGAACATGCGCTTTGACGTGCTGTGGGGGAATGAGGTTCTCGACCCCCGGCGCGGCCTGCGCCAGACCTCGTAACGACAACGGGCGGGGCTGTCATGGCCCCGCCTTTTCCATTTGGGGGCGGCGATGGCAACTGTTCAGAACATCATCGAGCGGGCTTATCGTAAGATCGGCGTTGTTGCCCATGATGAAGCCATGACGGCCGATCAAGCATCGGTCGGCCTTGACGCCTTCAACGACATGATGGCCGGGTTTGAACTCGACGGCATCAGCCCGTCTTCGCTCGACCTGACGCTTGCCGATGATTTCCCGATGGAAGCGAAGTTCCGCGAGGGCATCGTTTATCTTCTGGCGTCCCGGCTGGCCCCCGATTGGGCTGTGCCTGTCGGTTTCGACGCCGATGCGTTCCTGCGCCGGATGCAGGCAGATTACATGATCATCGAGACGGTCCCGCTCGACCGTGAACTTGTCCGCCGCTCGGTGACATGATGCCGATGGTGGAATTCGCCGGTCCTTCGGTGCGGGATGATCGCAACCGGATCGGGCATAGCGGCAGGCTGATCAACTGCTACCGCGAGCCGGTCATGGCCGGGGGCAGGACGCGGGCCGTCTTGCAGGCGGTTCCGGGGATGCAGCTTCACGAAACGCTGCCGAGCGTATTCATGCGGGCGATGCGGACGATTGACGGCGCGCTGTATGTGGCCTGTGGCGGGTATCTCTACCGGATCACGACCGGCGCGGCGGTGAACCTCGGGGCGATCACCGACAGCGAGGAAACCACGATTGCCGGTCATGATGGCTATGTCACGGTTGTCGCCGGGGGATCGTATTACGTCTGGAACGGGGCGACACTGACCAGCCCCGCCGTCGGGGCGATCACCGATCACGGGTCGGTGGATCACGTCAGCAGCTATACGATCATTTCCGAACGAAACGGAAAGCGGTTCGAATGGTCGGCGCTGGCCGATGCCACAAGCCTCCCGGGGCTGAACTTCGCATCTGCGACGGAGCGCGACGACGATCTGTTGCGGGTGGTGGCGATCAACGGGGCCGTGTGGCTGTTCGGCACGGCATCGACGGAAATCTGGTATGAGACGGGGCTTTCCGGGGCGGATGCGTTTGCGCAGATGGCCGGGGCGGCGAAGGATACCGGGTTGAAGGCATTCGGCTTGGTTTGCACCTTCAACGGCGGGGCCTTCTTCGTCGGGGATGACGATCTGGTCCGCGTGACTTCGGGGGCGGATTTCGAGGTTGTCTCCATGCCGGGCGTTGTGTCTGCCATCAAGGACAGCAGCCCGTCCAAGTGCATCTATTACGAGGATCGCGGGCACAAATTCTGCGCCATCGTGTTCGATGACCGCCCGGCGTGGGTGTTCGATCTGGCAACGCGTGAGTGGCATGAACGGTCGGAAAACGTGCTGCATGAGCCGTGGGGCGTGACGGCGTCGGCCAAGCTTGGCGCGGATTGGTTCGTCGGGCGCAACAACGGCGACATCAGCAAGTTGGCTGAAATCTATACCGACGGGGCAACGCCGCTTGTCAGGGAGGCAATCAGCGCTACGCTCTACATGGATGGCGAGCGGACCACGCTGGCGGAACTGGAATTCTTTGCGCCGGTCGGGCGGAAGGAAGCCGGGCGGGAACCTGTGCTGGAATTCTTCATATCGAGCGACGGCGGAGAAACCTGGGGCAAGGGCCGGACCATCGGGTTCGGGGCTATCGGGGCTTACGGCAAGCGGCTGATCTGGCGGGCGCTTGGGCGGCATCGGCAGATCACGGCGAAGGTGCGGATTTCCGACCCCGTTGACGCGCTGCTGTATTCCGACGCGCGGGTGAGGCTGGCATGAGCGCACCGAATACAAAACAGGTCTACGTTGACCAGAACGGGCGGCTTACTCCCGAGGGATACCGGCTGCTGGCCGACATGCACCGCGACACGGCGACGGGATGGGTTGCCCCCACGGGGACGGCCAGCCGGGCGACGTTCGACACGGCTACGGTGACCACGGCGCAGCTTGCAGAGCGGGTGAAGGCGTTGGTTGACGATCTGACGGCGCAAAGGCTGTTGGGGGCGTGAAGATCACGGTTGACGAGGCGCGGGGGTTCTTCGCGCATCCGAGCCAGCAGGTTTTCGGCATCACCCCTGACACGCTTCCGGGGGAGCCGTTCGAGTATTGGGCGCACGGGCATGTGTGCGGCGTGGCCCACATGGCACCGCATCCCGGCGTCTGGATGGTGCACATGGCGGTAAAGCCGGAAGGGTGGGGCCGAGCCGTCGAAAGCGGCAGGCTTCTGCTGCGCGAATTCTGGACTGAAAAGCAACCGAAACGCCTCATTGGCTGGACGCCCTCAAACCTGCGCGCGGCTTGGGCATTTGCCCTCCGTTGCGGCTTTGTCGAGGACGGCAGGATGCCTCTGGGCGATTACGACATCATCATGAGTGGGTGGCGAAATGGGGATTGATCCGATCACCGCTGGCATCGGCGCGTCTGTTCTTGGCGGCATCGGGCAGGCATCTGCGGCCAACAAGGCGGCAAAGGCCCAGAAGGCTGCATCCGATCAGCAGGTGCAGCTTTACCGTGATATCTACAACGACACGACGGAGCGGTTTCAGCCGTTCTACGACAGCGGCACGAACGCGCTGGCGGCTTACAATTACGAACTCGGCATCGGCCCGCGCCCGACGTTCGGCGGCACCGCGCCCACGATCACGACGATTGAGGGCAAAGGCCCGACGACGCTTGGCGATCCGCGATTTTCCAGCGGGGGCGGGGTGGGCTTCCCGCCTCAGGGCAACCAAGACAGGCGTCAGCCGCCAGCATCGTCGCAAACCCCCGGAACGCCGACACGCTACAGCGTCAACGGCCAGATTTTCGACACGTTGGAGGCGGCGCAGGCCTATGCCAACGCCAACAAGACGGGCGGGACGGAATACGGTGGCTATACCAAGACGCCGGGCTATGATTTCCGCCTCAATCAAGGCTTGGACGCGATCCAGTCATCTGCGGCGGCGCGGGGCGGGCTGTATTCCGGCGCTGCCATGCGGGACGCCCTGAAATACGGGCAGGACTACGCCACGGGGGAGTATACCAACTACCTCGCCCGGCTGGCGGGCATGACGGATACCGGCGTGGCTGCAGCGGGCAACCAGGCGAACGCCGGGGCGAACATGGGGGCTGGCGTCGGAGGTGCGCTGGCGAGCCGTGGCAACGCTTCTGCGGCTGGGGCAATCGGCATGGGCAACGCCTTCAACGGCGGGCTGCAGAACGTGCTTGGCTACATGAACTATCAGCAAAACCTCAACGGCGGCGGCATGACGTCTTCGCCGCGTCCGCAACCGAACCCGTGGTATTGAGATGAACCGGCTGGCCGCTGGCATTGTCGAGACGGCAAACGCCCTCGGGATGGACCCGGTCGATCTTGCCACGATCATTTCCTATGAGACGGGCGGGACGTTCGACCCTTCGCAGGCAGGCCCGACGACGCAATGGGGCCAGCATCGGGGGCTGATCCAGTTTGGCGAGCCGCAGGCACGCGAATACGGCGTGGACTGGAACGACCCGCTTGGGTCGCAGCTCGGGGCAGACGGGGCGATTGCGCGCTATTACCGGGCCAATGGCTGGCGTCCGGGGATGGGGATGCTTGACGCCTACAGTGTCGTCAACGCTGGCGGGCCGGGGCGCTACGGGGCATCGGACGCAAACAACGGCGGTGCGCCCGGGACCGTGGCCGACAAGGTCAACGACCAGATGGGGCCGCACCGGGCCAAGGCCGAGGCGCTTCTCGCTGGCTACGCGCCGCAGAACGCATTGGCGGATCGGCGCGGCGGCACTGCGGAACCCGGTCAGAACGCCTTGGCCGAACAATGGCGACCGGCTGAAAACCGGCTCAACCCGGCCGACTTCATGATGCCTGTCAATCAACTGTCATTCCGGAAATTCACCACGGGGCGCGCATAATGGCCGAACTCGATCCTTCCATCATCCTGCAAGGTCAGCCGGTCAACGTTCTCGGCGCGATGGACAGCGGCTTTCAACTGGCGCAGCGCCGGAATGAAATGCAGCGCCAGCGGGAATACCAGAACATGCTGGCGACGAACTGGGCAGGGATCTTGTCGGGCGATCAGAACGCCCTGAACGCGCTGGCCGGGTTTGATCCTCAGGCGGCGATGGGCATTCAGGGGCAGCGGCTTGACATGGCCCGCACGCAGCAGGGCATGGCCTTCGACGTGGAAGAAATGCAGATGCGGCGCGAGACGGCGAAGCGCGAAGCCGAACGCTACGCCGCCACGCTTTCGGCGGAAGAGGCGCAGGCGCAGGCCGCGCAGATCGAGAAGGCCGTGGCCGCTGGCATGGCCGCGCAATCGCCGGAACAGTGGGATGCGCTGGTGACGCAGATGGGCGCGACCGATCTTGTCGGGCAGTTCGGCAACCGGCAGGCCATCGCCTACACCTACATGGGCGTTGCGGACGCGCTGAAGGCGTCGAAGGGGCCTGAGCCCGCCGACGAATACGGGCGGTATGTGCAGGAAACCACGGCGCGCGGGCAGCAGCCGCTTGACCGGATCGGATACGAACAGGCCAAGAAGGGCAAGGGGTTCAGCGTCACCACGGCTGACGGGACGCAAATCCAATATGGCGGGCCTGCCGCAGGCGGCGCGTATCCCGGCCAGAACGCATCTACGACCGGCACTGCGCGCGACGACGGAAAGCTTGCCATGAAGCTTTCGGAAAACGACGCCACCACGCTCAAAGAAATGCAGGACGCGGCGACCGCAGCATCACAAATGGAAAGCACGGCGAAACAGATGGGCGTCCTCGCCCCGCAGTTGGGGTATACAGGGGTCGGCGGAAATCTTTATGGATGGGTTGACGATATGATCGGCATATTGCCGGGGGACAGCGGCGCGCGTGGCGCGTTCCGGTCTCTTGGCACGGAGGCGCAACTTTCGTTCACCGAGAAGACGAAAGGGGCAATCACGGACAGGGAGATGGCGCTGTTTAGTTCTGCCGTCCCCGGCCTCGGGCAAACCGCCGAAGGCAACAATGCCATCGTGGCGGCGATGACGGCGGGCGCGCAGCGGGTGCAGACGCGGGCGAACTTCTATGAGGCCTGGGCACGCAAGTATGGCTCCCTTGAGGGCGCGCAAGCTGTCTGGGCGGAATACATGCGCGAAAACCCCATCATCGCAACTTCTGGAAGCGGAATATCCATCCGCAAGGAAGGCGATTGGACCGGGTATCTGAACCGGAAGCCGGCGATGGGGTATACGCCGGAAGTAATCATGGGGATGACGGCGGAAGAACTGTCGCAAATCCCCATTGAGCAAATGACGCAACCCCAACTCGACGCCATAGAGGCGCGGTATGGCAATATTGGTGGGCAGTGATGAACGACTTGCTGGACCGCATCAACAAGCGCCGTCAGGAACTCGCCGCATCAGGTGTGCCAAGTGGCGACATAAAGGCCCGCATCGCTGCCCGCCGTTCCGAACTGTCACGCGGCGCGCGCCAGCAATATACCGACATGGGCTTTCGTGAAATCGCCACGGCGAACGATGGCGTCATCATGGAAAACGACAAGGGCGAGCGCGTCTATACCTCGCCCGGATACAACACGAATGACCCGGCCAAGATCGCGGAAATCATGAACGGCGCGACGGTTGCCGACACGTTCCAGAGTGATCTTGACCGCGAACGCATCGCCAAGAACCCGGTTGCCGCGCGGGTGCAGGAATTCAACCAAGGCGCGCCGATTGTCGGGGAGTGGCTTGACGAGGCGGTGGGGCTGGTTTCGCCGGAAGCCGCCAAGAACATGCGCGCAACTTCCGACGCGATGGAACGTCAACACCCGATCCAGTCCGGGGCGCTGAACGTCTTGGGCGGCGTGGCCTATACCGCCCCGCTGGCGGTCATGGGTGCCGGGCAAAAGACGGCTGATTTCGTCGGCCGCGCAGGGTCGAAGATCGGCCGTCTCGCCCGCGTCATGGGCGCTGGTGCGGCGGCTGGCCTGCCAGAGGGCGTGGCGTCTGGTGCTGGCCGCGAGGCCGGTGATCGCCTGCGCGGGGCTGCGGTATACGGGGCCATGGGTGCCGGTCTTGGCGCGGCATTGGCACCCGTGGCCGATCTGGCGGGCATCGGGGCTGCTGCGCTGGCGCGGCGCATGAAGAAACTGGACGTGGCCGCAATCGCGCGGGAATTCGGCATCGACACGGCGGCGGCGCGGACGGTCAAGGAGGCCCTGATCAACGACGATCTAGGCGCGGCTGCGGCGCGGCTTGGCAAGCTTGGCGATGATGCCATGCTGGCCGACGCTGGTCCCGCCACGCAGGCGCTTCTCGACGCGGCCAGCAAGACGGGCGGCAAGGCTCTGGCCGTCACGCGTGACGCCGTGGAAGGCCGGTCGGCGGCGTTCGGCGCGCGCCTGCCATCGAAGCTGGATAGCATCCTCGGCACGACGGCAAAGGGCGTGAAGACAGCCGCGCGGGAAATCTCGGAAAGCACATCAGGTGTTCGCCGGGCTGCCTATGAGCGGGCCTATTCGACGGCGGTCAACTACGCCGATGACGCCGGGCGGAAGGTTGAAGACGTTCTGGCCCGCGTTCCGCCGTCCACCATGCTGACGGCGATCAAGGAAGCGAACGAGGAAATGCGGTCGCTCGGCCTGAAGAACATGCAGATCATGGCCGAAATCGGCCCGGATGGTTCTGTCGTGTTCCGCGAAATGCCGAACGTGCGGCAACTCGACGAAATCAAGAAGGCCCTTGGTAATATCGGGCGCGAGGCGGTGGATAAATTCGGTCGTCCGACCGGGCAGGGCATCCGCTATTCCAGGCTGGCCGGTGAACTCGGCGACGCGATTGGCGATGCTGTACCGGCATACCGGACGGCTGTCAGGCTTCGCGGCGACAAAATCCAGATGGACGACGCGCTTGACCTCGGCCGCAAGCTGCTGTTTGCGAATGTGAACGTCGAAGATGTTTACGGGTTTGTTCGCAAGGGGCTGTCGTCCGAGGCCCGCGCCGCCATGGTGCAGGGCGTTCGGGAAACCATCGAAAACACCATGAGCGCGGTGCGCCGGGCGATCACCGATCCGAACGTCGATGCCCGTGAGGCGATGAAGCTGGTCACGGAACTGTCGAGCCGCAAGAACACGTCAAAGCTGCGGCTGGCACTCGGCAAGGCCAAGGCCGAGGCCCTCATGGACGAACTCGACAAGCAGGCGACGGCGCTTCTTCTGCGCGGGGCCGTGGCGCGGAATTCGGACACCGCCATTCGTGGGGCAATTCAGGGCCAGGCCAAGACGGAACTTACGCCCAACGTCGCGCGGCGTGTCGCGGGGAATATCGGCAACCCGCTGGACGCGGCGAAGGAATTCACACGCGCGCTGGCCGGGATCGACGCGCGCAGCATGGGCGATGCGGAAAAGGCGATGTTTGCGCAGATCGCGGATGCCCTGACGCGCATTCGTGGTGCGGACGCGCAAAGGGCGCTTGTGGCGGTTCAGGGGGCCTTGGCAGGCCAGCCGATGAAGGACGCGGAAGCGAAGCTGATCGGCCGGATGATTACCGATGGCGTGCTTCAAATTCATCAATCAGCGCGGCAACTCCCAGAAATGCCACGCTGAGACTGGCGCACATCAGCAGGAAGCCCCAAAGCGGCAACTGCTGCGAAACAAGAACCATGCCCCATCCGATAAACCAGACGCTTACTGGCACGTTGATGAAAAGCAGGGCGATGACGAGGTTGATGAAAAATCGCTGCATCCGGCGATTTTACCTCAACCGCGCGAAAATTCCAGCCCCGATCTGAGGGAACCCCATGACGAACGTAGTGGACTTGAACGTCAACCGCGCGGTTGACGCCAGCGGCAATTACCTGGCCGGGGCGAAGGCGTATTTCTACCAGTCCGGCACCTCCACACCGGTCACGGTCTATTCCGACGCCGCAGCGACAACGCCCCACGCAACGCCGGTAGTTGCCGATGGATCGGGGGTGTTCCCGGCGATCTACGCGGCGGGTTCGGTTGCGCTGAAGGTCAACGTCACAACGGCATCGGGGGCGGCTGTTCCGGGCTATCCGCGCGATCCGGTGGTGATCTTTTCGGACACATCCACCGGGGCTTCCTCGATCAACTTTTCCCCGATCACTGGCAACGGCGCGCTGAACGTGCAGGCGGCGATTGCCAACATTCAGCCGGTCGTGAACGACATTTCCACCATCGCCCGCACGGTCACGTCGAAGACGACGCTGGCCCTCATGCGCTCCACGCTGGCCGTGGGCGACAACGTCAACAACACATCGACCATCCAGACGGCGGATGCGAACAACTGCACCGCCAGCGGGTTTTACCGCCTGCAGAGTTCTTGCGCGAACCTGCCGGAAGCCGGGTTCTTCGAAATGCTCGTGCTGGCCCCGAACGGCACGGAAATTGCGCAGATCGCGGCCAAGACCACCGGGGCCAGCACATGGCGCAGGGTTCGCACGGGCGGATCGTGGACGGCGTGGGTGCAGATGACGGACTCCGGGAACATCGCGTCGATGCTCAACGCGTCCGGCTCGGCCCCGATCTACGCCTGCCGGGCATGGGCAAACTTCAACGGCACCGGCACGATTGCGCTTCGGGCTTCCGGCAACGTGTCAAGCCTGACGGACGGCGGGAGCGGCACCTATACCGTCAACCTCACCACGGCGCTTTCGGACACCAATTATGCGGCCATCGCCACGGTCGGCACAGGGTCGGGCAACCTCGCCGCGCAGGCGCAGCCGTCAACAACGTCCGCAGTGTCCATTCGCACCTACGCAGTCGGCACCGGCACCGACACCGACGCCGCGCAAGTCTAAGTCGCAATCTTCAGGTGAACCAATGAGCGTCATCGTCTACCACAACCCCGGCCTGCATGTCGTCTATCCGAACCCCGCGAGCGGCCTGACCATCGAGGAAGTCGCGGCAAAGGACATTCCTGCCGGTGTGGCGTGGGAAATCGCCCCTGACAGACCGTCCCGCGACCACGACTGGCAGGGCGGGCAATGGGTATATGTCGCCCCTGCGCCGGTTGTGCCTGCCCATGTGACGCGGACGCAATTCTGCCTCGCGGCCAAGGGCTACGCGCTTCTCAGCCCGGCGGATGCGATTGACGCGGCCAAGGGCGGCTGGCCTGCGGCTTTCAACGCTGCCCTGTCGTCCATGCCCGGCATCGACGTGGCCGACGCCCAGATCGTGTGGGC